ACGAGCATCTGCTATGTACGATGCTGATTTTGATCATCATTTGCGTAAAAGTTTTAATTATTACAATTATCATTTTAACCAGCGTGAACTTAAGAAACATGTGGTAGAATGGATGTTAACCGAATCTACCTTTAATAAAGATGATGTTAAAGTTTTCGAAAAAGTGCCAGATGCACAAATTCCCATGGTATTATGTAGTATTATTATGGCATATAAAGCAGGTATGCCGTTAAAAGAAAAGTTATCCAGATATGTAATCGAAACCATTGCGGGATTAATCACCAAAACAGACTTCAGCAGTCAGACTGGTACTCCACAAAAAAGTAAAAAACCTGTAGTGACAGCTAAACCTATCACCATTCAGGATAGGATTGCTGAAAAGACCAGTGAGCAGCTTGGTGATTTTGAGGGGGCATATGATGATATTATTAAGAAAATGCCCGGTAATTTTAAAGCATACGAGTATTTTGTAAAAAACAATGTGCCACAAAGTCAATTAGGCAAATTTGAAGAACTTATTTTATACCGCCAGCGAGAAATTCAAGCTGCGCAACAAGGCACAGATCCACAATTAGTTGAAGCATATAAACATTATAAAGCAGCCACCTATAAAGCACATCTAGCATTCTTTAAACAGTGTTTGGATGATATTGCCCAATACCGGTCTGTAAAACAAGCAACTAAAAAAGCAAGGGTAAAGAAGCCTACAAGTAAAGACAAGATTGTAAGTAAAGTTCAATACCTAAAAGAAGATAAAATTCTTAAGATGGTCAGTATTAATCCTGTGGATATTATTGGTGCAAAAGTATTATGGGTATATAATGTTAAAACACGCAAGTTGGGTAAATATCAAGCTGATGATATGGCAGAACTTGGGATTAAAGGCACCAGTATCATCAACTTTAATGTAATGACTAGTATTGGTAAAATTATTAGGAAACCAACTGAGAAACTAAAAGAATTTATGAGAGCTAATAAAACTCAATTAAAGAAGTTTCTCAATGATATTAAAGCAACTGAAACTAAACTGGCTGGAAGAATTAACTCTGATACAATCTTATTGAAAGTAGAAACATAATAAATATGGTATATTGGGCCAATATTTATGACTAATGTTGTTATACAACCGAATCTACAAAATGATCTAAGCATAAGAACACAAAACTTGGGCGGACCTGGTCCCATTAGCATAGAAAGTGCTATTGAAGCCAATTCGCAAATTCAAACATTAAATCAATTAAGAAACGATCTTACTGATTATATTCGTCTCAGATTAGGCGATCAAATGGTTGATGTTGAGTTAGACAAAGAGCATTATGATTTAGCTATTAAACAAGCATTAATTAAATATAGGCAACGGGCACAAAATAGCACAGAAGAAAGTTATGCTTTTTTAGATCTTTTGCCCGAAGTGCAGGAATACATTTTACCCAGTTATGTTCAAGAAGTGAGAGCTGTATATAGAAGGGGTATAGGTAGTGTAAGTGGAACTACTGCCAGCCAATTTGAGCCGTTTGCTTCAGGGTATTTAAACACTTATATGCTGGTAGCAGGACGAGTTGGCGGATTAACTAATTATGAGTTTTTCGTAAGCTATCAAAAACTTGCTATGCGTATGTTTGGCGGTTTTATGAACTATACTTGGAATAGGGTCACTAAAAAACTTACACTAATAAGAAAGATTCCTGATTATGGGCATACTTTTTTTAATTTACAAAGTTTAACTGCCGCTGCTACCACAGTAAATAGTGTAATTACAATTACTTTAGCACAACCAGTAACAATGGCGCCAGGTGATAGTGTTTACATACAAAATTGTCCTGTAGATGGATATAATGCACAATATATTTTACAAACAATTGATGGATCTGGTACAGTTTTAACAGTATTAGCAAATCAAAGTCTAGCAGCAACCAGTGTGACGGGAATTCAAATATCTGCCACACAAATATGGAGCCCAACAGTAGATGGGATAGGTAATACTGAAAGTGTTCTTTTACAAGTATACAATTACAAACCAGATAGTGTTATAATTAGTGACCCACAAGTTTATCCTTGGATTCAGGATTATGCATTAGCTATGTGTAAAGGTATGTTGGGCCAGGCAAGAAGTAAATTTGCTACTGTAGCAGGCCCACAGGGTGCGACACAATTAAATGGCACTGCATTAATACAGGAATCAGTTGCTGAGTTAGAAAAATTAGAAAATGACTTAAAGTTTTACACAGATGGTTCACAGCCTTTAAGTTTTGTTATAGGTTAATTCAATTAAGTAAGGATTTTCAATGATAGTTGGACTAGTTGGCCTAATAGGCAGTGGCAAAGATACCGCCGCAGATTTTTTAGTAGAAAATTACAATTTTCAAAGGGAAAGTTTTGCGGGCCATTTAAAAGACATTGTTTCTATTGTATTTGGTTGGGATAGAAATTTATTAGAAGGTAGAACAACAGAAAGTCGTAATTGGCGTGAGCAAGTTGACCCATGGTGGTCTAATAGATTGAATATGACTGTTACTCCTAGATGGGTATTACAGTATTGGGGTACGGAAGTTTTACGCAAAAACTTTCACGATGACATATGGATTGCCAGTTTAGAAAAGAAAATTACTAATAAAGGTGGTAATATCATAATTACTGATTGCAGATTTCCTAATGAAATTGCAGTTTTTAAAAAACTGCAAGCTAAGATTTGTAGAATTATTCGTGGGCCTGATCCTGAATGGTTCAAATATGCTAAAATTTTTATGGCGGGGCCTTATCATCCTTTATACGAAATGTCTAAAGATTTTATAGAACAAGCAAAGATTCATGCAAGTGAATACAGTTGGGCTAATACAGATTTCGATATGGTTATAGATAATAACAGAGATATAAGTAATTTATATAGACAATTAATGGAAATAATAAAATAAAAAATAATTTGTTAAAACACTCCTATATGGGGTGTTTTTTTTGGGTTTTCCGATAAATATCTTTAAATGTAATAAAGGAAAACGATATGGCTGACCTTGTAAGTCCAGGCGTACAGGTAACTGTAATAGATGAAAGTAACTATGCACCAGCTGCAGTTGGGTCGGTGGCATATATACTTTTGGCTACTGCAGAGAACAAATACAATCCCAGTGGCACAGCATATGCTGCTGGTACGCTAGCTAGTAATGCTACAAAAATCTATACTATCACTAGTCAAAGAGAATTAGTGCAAACTTTTGGTAACCCAATATTTAAAACAACTGCGTCACTTGCACCAATTAATGGTGACGAGCAAAATGAATATGGTCTTCTAGCAGCCTATAGTTTGCTAGCAGTAAGTAATCAAGTTTATATCCAAAGAGCTAATGTTGATTTAGCTGATTTAGGTGGTACTACTACTCGTCCAACAGATCCCCCAACCAATGGAACATATTGGTTAGATACTGTTGATAGTACCTGGGGTGTATATGAATGGAATGCTACTACACAGTCATTTACAAACAAATCAGTGTTAGTTATTAATAGTAGTGACGACATTGTTGGTCTTGCTCCAAATGCCAATATTGGCAATATTGGTTCTTATGCAGTAACAACAGTTACAGCACCATACAGAATTTGGCAAAAGACTTGGGATAATAAATGGAACTTTATTGGTAGCAGTAATTGGGTCACCAATGTGCCAACTGTTATTAGTACTAAAACATCAACAATTGACATAGGCACTAATCAAACAATTTATATTAACGGCACAGCAGTCTCCATTACTACCTCAATGACAACTGCAACTGATATTGCAAGTGCAATTAATACTGCGACTCCAACAGATATTAGAGCTAATGTTCTAAGTACTGGTAATTTTGCATTATTTACAACTGGTGCTACAGATGCTACTAGATGGGCAAATGTCTGGGGTGCGACTACTGCAGCAAATTCAGTTATTGCCGATATTGGTCTTACTCCTGGAATTTTCAGAGGACCTACTGCAAATGTTGGGCCTTATACAAGTGTTCCAACATATGTTGGACAAACAAGTCTTACCGCAAATACAGGTAGACCAAGTGGTTCTATCTGGCATAAAACAAGTATTCAGGACAGTGGATTAACCACTGTTGTGAAGCGTTATAACAGCACTACCGAAGCTTTTGTAAGCCTAACTGTAAACGATTATGCAAATGTATTCACAGCTACATATGGTTTAGATCCTACCAATGGTGGTCAAAACATATCTACTGGCACAGTGTTTACTCAGTATGATACTTTTGCCAATACAACAACTGGTATGCAGTTATGGTATAGATCTGGTGTTAATTCTACAGTGGGTACAGGAACAAGTAGTCCTACATTTACCAATCAAACTGGTAATACTTTTGTAATTACAACAAGACCTGTACTAACTAGCGCAGCAACACAAAGTTATACAATAACTGTTAGTGCAAATACAGCATCAGGCATTATTAATCCTGTATTAGCAGCAGGTATACCTTATATAAATGCAGGACTTAATGCAAGTGGACAGTTGTTCTTTGAACACACTGCTGGCGGTGACATTGTAATTAGTAAAGGTTCTAATATTGCTAATGCTGGTATTTCAACATCTGGCACAAACATTCATGCAGATCCTACTGGTACAGCCAATGTGTTTGTAATTAGCAATTGGACACCAATCGAAGATACAGATTATTATGTTGATAGTTCAGCACCAACTGTAAGTCCTGCAAATGGAACTCGTTGGTATTATAACACTCCAAGCAGAGTTGATGTATTAATTAATAACGGCAGTGCTTGGGTAGGCTATAAAACACTAACTAATGATGTCCGTGGTTATGATTTAAGTTTAACAGATCCCAACGGGGTAATTATTAGCAGTGTTGAACCAACTGAGCAATCAGATGGCACTGTATTAGAGTATGGTGATTTATGGTTAGACACTAGTGATCTAGAAAATTATCCAAAAATGTATCGTTATCAAAGTGTGAACGCTACAGACACTTGGATACAGATCAATAATACAGACAATACAAGTATAAATGGCATTTTATTTGCTGATGCTCGTTGGGCCACTGACGGTGATACAGATCCTATAACAGATGATATTCCTACAATTGTATCATTGTTAGAAAGTGATTATGTAGATTTAGATGCACCAGATCCTGACTTATATCCAAGAGGTATGTTGTTGTTTAATACCAGAGCAAGTGGATATAATGTAAAAGAATATAGATCTAATTACTTCACAACAGCAGCTTATCCTGGCGAATCATTACCCACTGTTGTATCAAGTTGGGTAAGTGTAAGCGGATATGAAGCTAGTGGTGTTGTTCCTAATTTTGGTAGAAAAGCACCAAGAGGAGTGGTAGTTGCAGCCTTAAAGAGTGCAATGGATAGCAGTGAAGCAATTAGAGAAGATAACAACTTCTTTAATATTATTGCTTGCCCTGGATATCCAGAATTAATGCCAAACATGGTTGCACTAAATGAGGAAAAAGATAATACTGCATTTGTAGTGGGTGACACTCCATTTAGACTAGCTGCAACAGGTACAGATATTCAGGCTTGGGCAACTAATTCTAATGGCGCCACTGCAACTGGGGAAGAAGGTCTAAATACCACAAGTCCATATGTTGGGGTGTATTATCCTAGTGGCCAGACTACTGATCCATTTACTGGAGTACCAGTAGTTGTTCCCCCAAGTCATGTAGTGTTAAGAGCATTAATTAAGAATGACACAGTTGGTTATCCCTGGTTAGCGCCTGCTGGTACTCGCAGAGGATTAATAGACAATGTGAGTGCAATAGGTTATATTGATGGTCAAAGTGGTAGATTTATTAGTGTTGGTATAAATCAAGGCTTACGAGACATCATGTATGAAAACAAAATTAACCCATTAACAGTATTGCCAGGAACTGGCTTATTAATTTATGGTCAAAAGACATTATCTGCTACACCAAGTGCATTGGATAGAATTAATGTTGCAAGACTAACAAATTATTTAAGAACACAACTTAATATTGCAGTTAGACCGTTCTTATTTGAACCAAATGATCCTATTACTAGAAATGCTGTAATTGCTATTGTTTCTAGTATATTAAATGATCTAATTGCTAAACGAGGTGTTACTGATTATCTAGTAGTGTGCGATACAACAAATAATACACCAACTCGTATAGCACAGAATCAGTTATGGGTAGATGTAGCAATTCAGCCAACTAAGGATGTTGAGTTTATATATATTCCAATTAGGCTCAAGAATCCTGGCGAGATCCAAAGTGGTAATTTAGCATCGGCAGCGGCCGTTGGAACAGGAGCATAATAATATGGCACAATCTTCATTAAAAAACTTTACAGTATACTTAGGTGGTAACCAAAGTGCCAGCACTGAAGGTATACTTATGCCAAAACTCAAGTTTAGATATAGGGGAACCTTTCTAAATTTTGGGGTAACTAATCCTAAAACTGAACTAACAAAACAATTAGTTACTTTTGCAAGACCAAATGTTAATATGAACCCTGTTACTATACCTGTGTACAATAGTATGATTTATCTAGCAGGTAGACCAACTTGGGAACCAATACAAATTGTCTTAAGAGACGATGCTGGTGGTAATGTAAGCAGACTGGTTGGTGAACAATTACAAAAACAATTCGATTTCTTAGAACAAGCTAGCGCAAGTTCAGGTATTGATTACAAGTTTGTAAGCAAACTAGAAATGCTAGATGGTGGGAATGGTACAGTGGAACCAGTAGTTTTAGAAACTTGGGAATTATATGGTTGCTTCTTGGCCACAGTGAACTATGGTGATGCTGATTATGGCAGTAATGATCCAATGACTATCACTTGTCAAATTAGGTTTGACAATGCATTACAAACTTCTAACCCAGGTGGTGTAGGTACTACTGTACCAAGAGAAAGAGGTAGAACAATTACTGGCTAAAGTAATAAGAAAAACCTTAAAAGCTCGCTCAGCGAGCTTTTTTTATGACTAAATAAATTTATGGCCTCACTATATAATGCAGATTTAAAACCAATTGGTTCAAATGTAAAAACACAACCATATCAACATGCTACTAGACTTTTTGTGGCAGATAATTTACGCCTTGCTCCTAAACAAAGCTTTTTATATTATGTTGTACTGAATATAAACCAAAGTGTCACTGCTGGATTGACAAGTATGGTGGGTGCTAGTGCTAATGCAATCAGCAGCCAAAGTATATTTGAACAATATGAAGCTGGGTTAATGATAAAAAGAATAGATCTCCCTAAATTTTCTATTAGTAATAAAACTTATAATGCTTATAATAGAAAAAATATTGTTACAAATGCTATTAGTTATGATCCAATTAGTGTTACATTTCATGATGATGCAGCAGATGTAGTGAATAAATTTTGGAATGATTATTACACCTATTACTATAGAGACAGTGATTATAATCCAGAATTATATGGTGTGCCACATAAATATGATTCTGGATTATAATCACTGTCTCTA